AGGGCCTTGGGCGTAAGTTATCCAAATCTCTATAATAGAGATGGTCCCTTTCTTAAAAGGGGCTCTAACTTACCATAATGGAAATCTGCTTCGGCAGCTCTTCCAGCTATCAGTCTCAGTTTGGCAGTGGCTCGGGAAGTGAAAATACTTCCCTACTGATGTTACTAATATCAGCAACCACAGGAGCAAACTCTCTATCTAACCTCGCAAGAGGAGGTCAGAGAACCTCCCTCTCCTCAACCGGACGATAAGTCAGGTTGATGTTTGGGAGAGGTTTCGTTCAACCTTTCTCGTTCATTAGGACTTTTAGTCCATCGAGATCGGTTACAACTCAACCTTGTTTTCTCTGTTCCTCAAGTAAGGAATCGATAGAATTCTGCTCCATGCCAATACCTCTAGACTTGTAATTGACGGAGGCATGTAGAGTTCCCTTCAATATGTATTCCATATTGTTGTTAACTGCTACAATTCTCCTTCTCAATTTCAAAGACTCGAGACCTGAGAACAGCAAAGTTTTCAATGATTGAACCACCTTAACAACATCTCTTTCGGTGTTGCTAAGTTCATCAAAATCAATAAAAGATAAATTCTTCACAATTGATAGGAGAGACTCGGAAGAGTCTTCAACTATAAATTGTTTAGTTTTCTCTTTTACACTCATGACATGGTTAATTAGACCATATCAGGAGAAATGATATTGATGATGGCGTAGATCCTCGCGATGACTAGCTTTTCATAAAAGCTCTCATTGTTCGGTCAAGCCATTGGCTCAACTCAAGAATAGTCTTGAAACTTCTAACTCACCATAATCACTTCTGGCTGGGTTTAACCACCCACCAGGCTTGAAGAGAAATCATAATTTCTCAACAAGATAATTTTGGTAAGGATATTGAAGTTCCTCTACTATTCTTTGAAGATAAGCTTCTAGATTTTCTTTAAAATCTAGATACTTATTCATTGTAACTACTGATAGTTTCACTACCTCTTCTGTGAAGACGGCCCTAAATAATTTAGGGACTAGCGTCTCGCACGGGACCGTTAGGTACTCCTCATTAGCAAACCTTACCAAGAGCAATCTCTGCTCTTGGCTAGTAAGCCTCTGAGATACATAACGGAGTGTAGTAACAAATTCAGGTATAACTGACATTAAGTAGGTTTTGGGTAGCCCACTGTGAAGTTTATTCCCCTTTCGGGGTTTCACAGCTTTGGGTCCACTAACTACTTGGTGACCAGTTAATATCCTTATTACAAGTTCACTGAATGTTCCTTTATATAAATAAAGGTTACCTCTGTAAACATAGTCAAAAAGTATCTTAGTAATGATACTAATTGAACCAATGTTATCAGAGATTCCACTCAGTGGAAGCCCTGTAAGTTCATTACTTCCTCGAATTCAACGTTTCGCAAACTCATAAGTGTCTTTCGACACATGAGTTTTTGATTCGGAGATTTCGACCCCTAGTTGAGTCATCACTCATATATACTTAAGGGCGACGGCATTGTCTTTTATTACAATATCGTCACCTAAAAGTATATATTGATTGAAACCAATAGGCTTACCCACTAGGTGGGCAGCATATTGTACAATCAAGTGATGGGTCACGGCTAGAGAGGCTCAGGATGAATATGCACCCATAGGTTGACCTACGGAGTAATAAGCTCCGTAACAACCGTTCCTCTTTACCGGTGTCGCTGCAAGAGTCGTAAATTCGACTGGAGCAAGGCCTAGTAAAGGTTTATAGTATCATCCGCATTTCGCGGTTGGTACTGGGAATGCATATTCTCTCCTTAGTAAGCTTCGTCAGGAATCTGCCAACATTTTATTATTGAACATGTAATTCAATAATTTGTGTTGTAGATCCATCGGAAGTCTATCAGTAGCTGCGCTCAAATCCAAGCTTCAAAAGTGCTCTGAATTATCAAGTCATGAAGCATGCGGTTCCTGAGTGAAAGTCCTATCACATTCAAAATTCCGTAATTTACGGAAGATTGAAAGGTGAATGGGTTTCAGTAAGAATTGTGATACATAGTCAAGAATGGCTATGATACGCATCTTACAATCAGGATCTTTAACAATAGACAACCTACCGATGTGTGCCGTTTGGCTCATATCTTTTGTAGGAAGTTTAAAGTTATAGAAATCCGCATAACGTTTTACTTGAAAGAAAAAGGCATAAAGCCTTTCTCCCACCATAAATCTCAATATCCTCATATACTCCTCACTATATAGCGA